ACTGCCCGCTGTTCATTATAATTATAATATTCTTTAATAATATCAACTTTAGAAGACGTCTTGCTGGCTTTCGCCCACTTGTTATAACGCTTCTTTTTTCTGATACTATTTATAAAATAATCATATTGAAGTAGGTTGTCGAGGTCGTAGTGCTCATTCATATCATTCGCATACATTACGGTATCGGGACTCATACTCAATGAACGGTTAATTAAAAACCTATTCTTTGTGTATTCACTTTCTTCCATATCTCCAGTTCGGATTAGGTTCTTATGCCCGAAGTTTAAATCAGGCAGGATGTCCTTAAATAGGTTTGCCATATAACGCTTCCATCATTTCACGGACTGCCTTTTCGGGAGCAGAACCACTTGGGTGCATGACGCATTTACCGTTCTTGAAAAAGTAAATTACTGGGTGAGAACCAACAGGGAATGTTAATTGCTCTTTTACCATTTTAACTTTAACTTCTGGCCAGTCGTTTAGAATAGGTTCTAAAACTTCCGGAATGAAATATTCACAAACTGGACAACCGTCTTTAGAATGAACAATGATCAAGTTGTCATTACTCTTAATCAATTTAAGTGCCACCTTTTCAGATACTACCTTAATACTAGATTTCATTATGTCTCCTTTACGAATGTTCCTTCTGGTGTCAAATGCCCCTTGCGGTCTTTAATTTCTTCATATGCTTGGTCAACACAATCATCAAAGAAAATCCCTGCCGTTAAACAGACACCCCTTAATGTAACATAAATATCACCAACCGCATCCTTGATTTCATGTTCGTCATTTTTATTTATTGCGTCTAACAACTCAGTCGTTTCTTCTAACGTCTTAATTGCTTGTGCCATTGGTTTACCATTTTCAGTAATACCTCTATCCCAAAACCATCTATCGATATGTATATCTTTATTACTCATTATTTCCACTCCGCTTCTACCATGACTTCAGTTAAGAATGCCACTAAATTAATTTCTCTATCTTGGACAAATGCCTGTTTATATTGATACTCACCAATCAGTAATACTATCTGTGGGATAGATGTTGGTGCAAGATAATCATACATGTTATCATATATAGTCCTAAAAATACGTACTGGGTCAGTATCAATGTTCTCAACAACCCATTGACGCATTTTGCTAAAATCCCTTTCTTTAAGATATTTCATTAAAGATTTTACATCAGTTTCACCAACGTTGGCAAGAATACCATTATCAATAATACCACCAGCGGAATAACGTTGTAGTTCGTTTAACGTTCTACGGATATCAGGGTAGTGCTTTTTGATTACTTCAGCAACTACTGCTGGAGATTCAACTTTAACATTTTCTTCTTTAAGAATACCAAGAATACGTTTCATCAACCCAGACATCATTTCTGGAGTATCTTTTTTGCCAGTTCTAAAATCAATCAATGTAGTTCTAGAATGAATTGGTTCAATAATCTTATCCTTGAAATTACAAGTTAAAATAAACCTTACATTCTTACTAAAATTCTCAATAAAACCACGCAATGCAGGTTGAAACGATTGAGGATTAAGATAGTCTGCCTCATCTAGGATGATACATTTCTTACCACCATCAAAAGAAACCGTGCTAGCAAAAGACGCAAGTTCAGTTCTCAAAGTATCAATATTTCTATCTAAAGAACCATTAACAATAAGAGAAGTATAACCCAATTCATTACAAAGTGCTTTGGCAATAGTAGTCTTACCTGTGCCAGCAGTTCCTGTTAGTAGTAAATTGGGCATATCCCCATTTTCAACAAATTCTGCGAAAGTTGATTTTATAGATTCAGGAAGAATACAATCATCAATTTTCTGGGGTCTATATTTCTCGACCCATAAGAATTCGTCTTGTTTATCCATACGTAGAGTCTGCCTCTAGTGCTACCCAATAAGTTAATTCACCAGACGTAAATTTACTAATATTCTTAGAAGAAATTTCAACGTCATAATCGTTTGGCAACATCTTCATACGTTCAGTTAAGAAGTAGAATTTAAAGTTTTCATCACCATCATAACTACCAACTTCAACAGAGAATGTATTAGAAGTATCATTACGTTTATCTTGTACTTCTGCTACAATCTTATCATCAACGTTCTTAATACATAAATCATTAAGACCTAGAGTTCCAGTTGCTCGTAATAACTTCTTAAATGTAGAAGAAGTTAATGTGAATTTAACTTCACACTCAGGCATAGTAATTTCTTTCTCAGGGTAAACAATAATTGACTTATCAGCAAACCAATAAGTTGTAGACGAATTACCATCTGAAATAGTTACACTGTTATCTTCAAATGTTAAATCAGGTTTATCAAATAACGATACAGCAGACAAAAATTCATTCAAGTCATAGATACCGAACTCTTGAGGAAAAACTTCCTCAACGATATCTTGAGCAAGAACATTCTTTTGAACACTCATCGTGTCGATTTTAGAACCCTCTTTAAATAAGATAGATTGGTTAATAGTTGCGAAGTTCTTTAGAACCTCAATAGTTTTATCACTTAATTGCATATTATATCCTTTTTTCATTCATTACTTATATTATACTATACTTTACTCCAAAAGTAAAGTTTTTCGTATTATTTTTCGTAGATTGTATCAGAGTCAAACTCACCACGTCGTTCATCGAACGCGGTAGCAAGTACAAGATAATGCATTGCTTTGATTAAATCCATTTTATTTTTACCACTCTTCTTACCATACCTCATTAGATACTTAATAGCATTATCAATCGAAGTTGATGATAGTGTCCCACGAGATTCAAATACATCTAACGTTTGTACGTCATTATTTTCGTTTGTATAGTGAGCACCATAAGTGCCTTGAATGTAGTCATTTACATCATCAAGGATTTTACCCTCACCATATTTAAAGTGAAAGTGGGACATGCCCTTATCGTGTAGCAATTGATGATATTTGTCATGTAGTTCGTCATATGTAAAATCACAACTCATTATTTTCCTCCATAATTATTTAAAAAGACACCCCGAATTAACGAGGTGTTTATTGTTAGTTAAAGTTTGTAATCAGCAAATTCAACATTAACACCATTTTCGTCAACTTCTACTTCAGTGCCATATTTATCATTACCAACACTAGCATCAATCTTTTCGTAAAGAGAAAGGAATGACTCACGAGTTTCATCATCAAAACGTTCAATAGACATCTTAATTGCTTTTTCCTTTTTACCAAAGATTGAATAAGACTTTAAGATATCAACAAGACGACGAGTAGAAATGATATCATCAACACCACCATCTTCAAATGTCTTACGGATGATATCACCCCACATGGTTAGATTAGGAATGAAAGCATCAACCGTTGCATCACGAAGTCCAAAACCCTCTGCTGCCTTTTGTAAAATCTTTTTCTCAATTGATTCAGATGGGTATGCTTGGTATAATGTCACCGAGAAACGGTCAAGGAATGCTTCATTCAAAACGTTAGTACCAACGAAACGACCATCATCAGATCCCTTTCCTTTAGTGTTAGCAGTAGCAATCACTGTGAAACCAGGAGTCGGTTCAACCCACTCACCACGTTTCTTAATGAAATAACCTTTGCCCTCTAGCACTGACTGTAATGCCATCACTTTTGAAGACGCAAGGTCAATCTCGTCAAGTAATAATACAGCACCACGTTTCATTGCTTCAACAACTGGACCGTATTGGAAAACGGTCTCACCGTTCACAAGACGAAAACCACCAAACAAATCATCTTCATCTGTTTCAGCAGTAAAGTTCACACGAATCATTTCACGACCTAAAGACGCACAAGTCTGTTCAATGCCGAACGTTTTACCATTACCAGACATACCTGTTAAATAAACTGGGAAGAACATTTTAGATTTGAAAATCTTTTTAATATCAGAAGCATTACCCCATGACACATATGTTGGGTCAACTCGTGGGATGAAACTAATACTTGCATCTAATTGCATAGCACCAGTAGTGCCAACAGTATTCGTTGGTGTCACTGAATTCACTTCAGCAACTGTAGAATCAGCAACTGCAACCTTGAAAGGTGCAGAAACTTCTTCTGTAACTGGAATCTTGTAGATACCTCGTGAAACACGATTTTCTTTAGCATCAAACGATCCAGGAATACAAACGTTGTAATTGTCTTGGACCATCTTTGCTTGTCCGTATGTAATCTCTGTAGTGCCTAATAGCTCTTTCGCAGCGGCACCAAACTCATTAACTGTAATTCTATTTCTCATATCTTCTTACTCCTTTTTTTTTAAATTAAAGTGACGGTTTATTTTGATCAGACTTAAAACCGACAAACATAGTCTAGTGATGGTTTTTTACAGAGAAGGAAACCATCAAAACTTCTGCATTTAGTCTTAGTTAAAGAGCAAGACTAGGGGCGACCCCTCAAAAACTCAACCTTACATAACCTATTATACCCTAAAACGAACAAAAGTAAAGCTGTATTTGATGTTTTTACTCATGTTCATTTTATGGTTATTATGCAACCATCGCAACAAATTCATTCAATAACATCTTATTAACTTTGCGACCTTTAGAGAACTTTTTAAATGCAGTTCTCAACTTTGCCTTATTAACTGTACCATCATCTTTCTTTTCTGGTTCAGCAAACTCAACTTCTTTGTCCATAGCAGTATTATTAACCATGAAATATTTATCATATCCTTCAGAAGTGAAAGACGCATAACCTTTCTTGGTGACCACTTTTTTAGCAACCTGAGCTGCATCCCAATTCATAGTTCTATCAATTTTAAAATTAATATCTCTACGGTCTGTTAGGAAGAAACCAATCACATTCACACCACAACGCACACCAAGGTTTCTAAGTAAATCATTAGTCACATCACGATATTCATCATTAGTAGAAATAATTTTCTTAGTTTTTGGGTCACGAATGGCAAGGTATGATTGCTCACTTCCCCAACCAACATAACCATATCTTGTGTCGGTCTTTTCAGCATCATAATACGAATCATTGCCATCAGAACCACCATCAGTAAGGAAAATAACATTAACTTTTTCTTTTCCAGTCTGACGTTTAAAATCCGCAACTTGGTCATATGACGCAACAATACATTCATTCAATGGAGTCGACGCAAGACCAAATCCCTCAGGAACTTGAATTCCACGACGAGAAGAGTAATCATTAGCACTACCAACTTTATAGAAATTACTAATCATATTGTTGAAATCTTTAGCAGACATCTTTTCATTGAAAAACTCAAGCAAGTTCAGACTACGCATTTGTAAGTGGTTAAAACCAAAATTACCATCTGCCTCAGGCTCGTAAAACTTTTCAGGGCGACCATCGTTTGGGTTTAAGTCTCTAGCAGATGAAGTGTTGGTGAAAGAATAAACACGGAAAGGGATGCCAACTTTACGAGCAAACATCACTAATGTAAGAGTCTGTTTAACAGTAGCAAGTATCTTATCTTGCATAGAACCAGACCAATCAACATACATAACCAAAGCATGATTACGACCATCTTTTACAGTGGCAACACGTTTGAAAATATCATCTTCATATTTATAAGCATGCATCTTATTAGTATCAAGAACACCAGTCTTACCAACAGAAGTTCTGCGGTGAGCACTAGCTGCTTGTTTCATTTCAAATTCTTTAACCATGTAATTTACAACAGGCATGGTATCTTTTTTCCAAGCACGCACATCCTTATCAGACTGTTCTCTATTGGATTTTCCTTGACCACCCCAATAATCATAACTCAAGTCATCACTAAAATGCTTGGTGAGGTGTTCATTAACAACTTTATAACCAACTGTAATTTCTTTGGTGCGGACTTTTGGTAAGTCAACGTAAATAGGTGTCTTGGCATCATTATCGTTAAGACCACCCATACTATTATCAAAATTCTTTTGAGTCTCAGAACCACGTGGTGAGTCCGATTCACCACCAGAACCATTGGTAGCAGATTCGCCTTCACCATCTGATTCTCCATCACCGTCACCGTCTCCATCTGATTCACCGTCACCTTTTTTATCACTGTCGGCATTACCAGAACCACTTTTATTTTCTTTACCTTTTTCATCTCCAAAAAGGTGGTCAACTTCTTCAGCAGAAATTTCAACTTCTTCACCATCTGGATCACCATCTGGGTCATACTCAAAATCCATATCATCAAAATCGGTATTCAATTCTTCATTCTTAGCATATTCACTCAATTCAAGAGTCAAAGCAAGAACTTCTTCAAAAGTCTCTGCGGCTGCAACACGGTCAACAAATAACATTTCTTCATCAGTGAATTCAACAGCAACTCTAACACCTAACTTAAAATACAAGTTAATGCGGTCGAGGATGCCATAACTTTTAACATCACGAGCACCGATGCCGAAGAAGTCACGACGATTTAATTCATCATACATGCCAAAGAATGTCTTTTTCATTCCAGGGAATTTGGTTTTCATCTTCTTCTCAATACGAGCATCTTCAATAACGTTCGCATAATCTTTCAAACCAGGATGCTCAGTGACAAAATCTTTCCATTCTTCAAATGGTGTATAAAGGGCATGACCAACTTCGTGACCAATTAAACCCTCATACATAGTATCATTCATGCTTTCCCAGATCGGAAGATTAAGAACACGGTTTTTAACGTCAAACGACGCTGTTGCAACCTTGCTATGCTGAACAGTTAAATTCTCAGTTGCCATTAATCTGGCAAGAGCATTTTTCGATTCAATATTTACTTTATTCATTTTAAACTCCTTTTTCAATCATTTATAGTACCTATTATACTCTAAATTTGGCAAATAGGTAAGAGAATAACACTTTAATAATATGGGATTATTTAATCCTCTTGGGTAGTGTTCCCTCAGTTAGATAATCATAACATTCACTAAAACCCCAGTCGAAATCATATGTGGGTCTAGAGTAAGTCAGAGCACTATCTTTATCTTTCATACATGCATTCCAACCCTTACGAAATTCATTACTTTGTATTGATACATATTTAATAACTTTCATCTTTTCTTCAGTCTTTGTCATTTATTATCTCCTTACTTTTGTCTATCAGTAACGAAAGCGTTTTCGCCAGTTCGGTAAACATTATTCTGACCTACATTCTTACGACCTTTACAATATACAGGTCCAGTCTTATGTGAAATTTTAACTTTCTTTGATTTGACTTTAGTGACGGCGCCACCATTTGCTAAGAATTGTTTAACAGAGTCAGATAGTTCTTTAGAGGCTTCGGTTTTAGTAGTATTTGGGGTCAACATATTTAAATCTCCTTATAGGATAAAAAAAAACGGCAGGTCATTAACTCAACCTACAATACCTATTATACCCTAAACGGAACAAATAGGTAGAAGAATATCACCTTAATAATATGTGATTATCCATAGGCATTGGTGCGGGCAATGTGATTACTGCCTTTACCGTTAGACATACGACGCATAGTTTTAGCAGTAAACATCGAAACTTTAACTTTTTTGGTTTTGATTTTAGTGACGACGCCACCATTTGCTAAGAATTCAGCAACAGAATTAGATAACTCGTTAGAGGCTTCAGTTTTACAAGTATTTGGGGTCAACATAATATATACTCCTTAATGGATTAAAAGAATTGCAAGTCATTAACTCAACCTACAATACCTATTATACCCTAAACGAAGAAGAAAGGTAGAAGAATATCACCTTAATAGTATGGGATTACGAAATGTCTTTTTCAAACTCCTTTAGACGTAATACAACTGACTTTAATTCAGTGACCGTCAACCAGTTATCAGTGAAGAAACTCATGCTCTCGTGGATTTTATCAAAAGCATTACCGATTTGAACGAGTGTTCCTAATGTAATTGCTCCTGCAAAGTATTGTGGTGATGCAACTAAATAAGGAATTACAACTCCTGCTTGAAAATACATGTTTTCCCATAATGAGTAATATTTGTAATTATCATATAGGCGATAGTAGTTATATTTTAAATCTTTAAACTGGTCAAATAATTCATTTATACCATGTGCGTCTTTATTATCTTCGCATCGAACTAATGACTTTCTAAATCTTGCTTCAACCAATTGGTTGTTATATTCTAGTCTTGGCAGTTTACGACCAATGACTGCGGATACTGCTAGACCACCAACACTTACAGCTAATGCAATCCAAATAAGATATCCAGGAATACCAAATCCCTCACTTAATGTCCATAACACAGGAAGGAAAAATACAAGAATCATTATTGCTTTAACAAACCCCTCACCCAACACCCAAACAAACCAAGCAAACTTCTTAGTATCTTCCTGAATACGTTGACTAGCACCCTCAGTATGATTATCCATCTTCTTCCATTGAGGTAAATATACTTTAGTTAATGCTTCTCTCCATCTAAAACTAAATCTATTACCAATGTATTGTGTATATGCAAACATTAGAATTGATAATACCGCAAGAGGAATAAAACCCCAAGTGGTTACATCATACATTAAAAAGTCACCACGGTTGATGAAACTTTCTAAGAACGCATCTTGGTTCTTGTTCTCCAATGCGTCGTAAAAGACTTTGTACCAATCATTAAATTGTCTTACAAGATATGCTTGAAATGCTACTAATGCTGTTAGAAAACCCAACATACCCCAAGCATAATTTCTATCTTCACCTTTAAAAAATATTTTTATCATAATTAATCCGCCGCTATTTTACTAAAATTCTTTTCTTTTGTCATTTTTATTACTCTACCAAACTTATCTATTATCTGTTGCCCCTTATGACTGATAACAAAAGCATTTGCGTCATTTCCTAAAGAGTTTAAAATACCCAAGAAGTCTTCAATACCAGTCGTATCTAAACTACTATCAAAAATTTCATCAAGTATTAATAGGTTAGTTGCTACTGAAGATTTCAACTTAGCAATTTCTCTCCAAGTAAATAATAACGCAAGGTCAATTCTTAGTTTTTCTCCTTCAGAAAAAGAACCATACGCAAATTCATCTCTACCTCTAGATTTAATAGTTTCATTAAAGTTTTCATCTAACTCAAAATTAATATAGAAATTCAAAGCAGATAGATACTTATTAATTAACTGATTAATTAACGGTAGATAGTTTTTAATAACAACCGTCTTAATACCACTATCTTTTAATAGTTCTTGTACGGTATTTAAGTCATGTTTATGTTCTTGTAAATCGTATTTATCGTCATGGTAAGAACCAATCAATTCTGTCTTTTCTTTTAAATCTTTATTGTCTACAACTTCAACTACATCATTTAATGCTTCAGATATTTCAATATTAACTCTAGAGCAAGTATCATTAAAGTTTGTAATTTGATTTTGCTTATTAGTGATTTCTTGTAACTTACCACCAATCAATGTAATAGTATCTAAACATTCTTCTAGTTTTAAATTAACTTCTGATAACCCGACTTCAATTCCATCACGTTTAACTGTTAATTCATCACTCATTTTATCTGCGTGCTGTTCGTCAATTTCTTGATTACAAGCAGGACATTGTGAATTAGTTGTAATGATACGAATCTGCTTGTTAATCGTATCTATTTTCGATACGAATGTAGTTTGAAATTTACTTAGAGAGGTCTTGTTCTTTTTATGTTTACTAAAATCATTAGTTTCGGTTTGAAGTAATTTTATATCAATTTCAAGTTCACTTATACTTTCTAAACATGTATCGATATATTCCTTTTTACGTTGAATGAACCCTTGTTTATCTTCATTCATTTTATGAAGATGATTTTCTTGTAATTCTATATGTTGATGTAATAATTCTATCTTATGGGCAATATCTTTAAGTTCAGATTTATTACCAGATACACGTTCTCTAATTAAATCATTCATAACACCAAAGATTTGAATGTCTAATAATTCTTCAATAATAGACCTACGTTCACCTGCAGGAAGTCTCATAAACGGAACAAAAGAACCCGAACCCAATACTACAATTTGACGGAATGATTTCTCATTCATTTTAAGAATATATTTCTCAAGGAAAACTTGTTGGTCTCTTGCGGCTGCATCTTGGTCTTGTTTTTTATCGTCAATATAAATTTCAAACTTTTGAGGTTTCAACCCTCTAATGATTTTATATTCTTTACCACCAGTTTTGAATTCTAATTCAACCATACAATTCTTTCTATTGATTGAATTTACTAATTGACCTATTTTAATCTTTCTAAAAGGTTTACCAAACAAACCAAATGAAATAGCATCCATCATTGTCGATTTGCCAGCACCGTTAGTACCAATCATTAATGTAGTCTTAGTTTCGTCTAATTGAATTTCAGAAAACTTATTTCCCGTAGAAAGGAAGTTTTTAAATTTTATTTTATTGAAATGTATCATATCTTAATTTTACTGAAATCCGGAACTGCCCAACAAACTAAAACGTATTTATCGTTAGAAACAGGCATTATTGCTTTATGAGGATGAGTCCAATACGACGGGAAAATAACAACAGAACCTTTTTTCGGTTGTACCGTCTTATCGTGTAATGGGAAATTAGTACCACCACCCTCTTCTACATCATTCAAATATATAATAATTGAAAAATATCTGTTGGCATTTACACCATCACTATCTATATGTTCTGTATAAAACCCTTGACCTTTATGATATTTAAGTAAATCTAATTCGTCTATCGTCCAAAAGGGTAGACCATCAAAAGCATTATCCATAGAAGCATTATATTTTAGAATTACTTTATCATACACCGTATTGAGTATATAATTCACAGTCAAATTTACTAGTTCGGGATCTTCTTTCTTCAACTCTTCATTATCTACTAAGTATAATATATCATTATTCCTAGTATCAAACGATTCCCCTCTATGAACCTTTGCCTTAAAGATAAAAGAATCCTCTATTTCTTCATACCTTTTAATAACGTTATCACAAATTTCATCGGGTATTACACCATCGTATTGCATTATTGTTTCTATCACAGGGCAATTGCCTCTACATATAATTCATTTAAAATCTTTTTAACCTCTACGTCGTTATCTATATTCATACCATCTACATACTTGTTCAATATCGTGAT